TTGGTATAAGAATTATATCCGCAAATTGAAGGACTCTAGGTTAATTTTCGATTTCACCGCTATAAACTACTTTATCTTTTTTGTTATGTTCCACAAGATTATTTCTTATTTTTTGTGCCTTTAAATTTTTGTAATTCCAATAATAAAAATTATTTGATATTTGCTTGCGAATAAATGCAGGGAGAGCAGGAACGCCATTCGGAGGCATCCAAGTTTTACGAACTGCACGTGAAGATAAAACATAAGGATCAGATGGATCAGCAAACCAACTCATATTAACTTGAGAAGCATCTCCTGTTTTTAATTCATCACCTGAATCAATTGAACGCTTTTTCCAAATATTAGGAAGAGATCGGATAATCAATCTTCCATCAAATAATTTATTTTTACTATTTAGCCAGTATTCTTGCGAATAGTCTTTTAAAGCTCCAAACTCAATTTCGCCGCTATCCAATATCCACATAAAGCCAATTTTCTCTGACGTAGTTCCTAATGATCCTGCTTTGAATGTTTCATTATCTACATTCAGCCAAGGATAAGGAATCGGATGTTTCTCTATTGTTACAAACTTTGTATTCGGATCTTCAAAATCTTTCTTAAGGGCATCTAATTTTTTATTGATCAATAGTTTTGCTTCTTTTAAATCTTTTGGTTCAAACGGTATTGCCTTTATTCCAGCAAGTGTCCATCCAAGTAGTAATTTCTCCTTTTCAACCTCATATCTAAAATCAAGATGAACTGATTTCCCTCTAACATGCACCTGTAATACAAATTTGTAATGTTTTTTGTAATCTGGATACTCTGTATACATTTTATCCATTATGCACCTCACCAACATTTTGTAATTTTAGAGGTAGCCGATCTCGAATATTCATATAGAGTGATTTTGATAACGGCTTCATTTTTACTAGATTAAAATTGTAATTCATTTTGTTATTTCTAACTCTTTTTTTAATTTCAGTAATAATCTTAAATGCCACATCCAATACTTGGTTTAGACTAAACTTAAAATTGTTCTCTCCAATATGCATTATGGTTGAAAAATGAGCGCATACAAGCCTCCAATCATCACCAAGTACCTTATCATCTAAATCTTTTGGATCATATCCTTCCATCTCGTAAAAACTCTCGAACTCAACTTCATCAATCAGAATATCATTGTCACTGAAATTTCTATAAATGTATATTGTTTCAACATTTGCATTTTTACTTATACCCTCGAGTTTTAAATTTTTATTTTCTTCTTTATTTAAAAAAGCTTTCAATGCAGGAATATCAATTAACGGATTATCTATTAAAAACCGTTCCAGTCCAGCTTTTTTCAATGAATTAATTGCTAGTCTTTCGGAGGTAATATTATAAAAAGTTGGAATTTTTCTTATAGATATTGTTATATTTCCAACTGTGTAACTACTCAATTCTTTCTTTTTTAAATATTCCAACAATTGTTCCTCTAATTCAGATAATTTCTGTTTTAAAATCTTGTAATTTTCTTTTTCTTTGTCATCACGTGAGTATTCTGATGCTTCGGTTTTTAGTTTAGAAATCTCTTCTACAATCATTTTGAATTTTGGATCTGGTTTATCTTTATCATCTTCTGCGAATTTATAGACGTCAAAATTTTCCCCTTTATGGTAGGAAATTTTGCTATTGGAAATAGTTTTTGCCTGGAATACTCTATCTTTAATTGCTCTGCCTACTACGGAATCAACAGTATCAACTTTGTCTTTGGTGACCGCAAGAAAGCGTGGCGACCAGGCTGAAAATTCAAAATAATTTTTGTCAGAATTATTAATTAGGTTGAAATTTTCAAATTCTAGCAATATATTTTTGCCAGTTGGATTAAATTTAGTTGAAAATGTTGTCCCGCCATTAATAAAAGTTTCTTTACCTTGCTTAATGATATTATCTTTATTGAATCGATTATACTTTTCCCCTGCTAAAATACCCCAATGCAAATTAAAAATTCCTTTTGTTTTAGTTTCTTTTGATGAAATACATTTAGCCGTAAGGGTTGATGAATTATGAAATTTTAGGCTACTATATTTTCTAGCTCCTGATGTGAGTACATATGTGGAATCTGCGCTGGAAACGACATTACCCTCGCTACCAATAAGCTTAGACAGTTGCTCTGTACGTTTTTTTAATCCTGCTACATCTAAGTCTTTAAAATGTTCAACAATATTTACTCCAAACTTTGGAATTCCAGTAGTTTTTTGTTTTATTCCCAACAAATCAAGAAACTTAAACCTTATACTTGCTGGATATTTATGAATATCTAAGTCTATCTGTTTCATCCCCTAATTCTCCACGTCAGTAGCAGGAGATTTTGGTATTTCCAGCGACGGCGATATATCTTTATTTTTATTATTATTAAACATTTCTAATTCACAGCTATTCCATGCATTTTCACATAAGAGACGCACAAAAGACAGTCCATATTTTCTTGAATTTTTTATTACCTCGTAGTCTGATTGTTTGGTCCACCATTCAGAAAATCCCATATCCACACCCTCCTATCTTTTTTTCTAATTTAATAGCTCAATATATTTTTAAATGTTATAAATATTTCTCCCGCCATTTAATAGCGCCTTCTTTGTCAAAATATTCTATTTCATCGTATAGTTCATCGGGTATCTCACCCTTGAAATATAGCACGTCATAGACATTGGCTACGAACTTATCATCATCTATATTTGGGTTTACCGACTCTCTTGGAAGATGTTGTCCTTGCTCAAAATCCCATGATTCCAATTCTGCCATTAACACGCATTTGGATGGTTTGAGTTTCTTAATCTCATTCTTTAAATTCTCAAGCTTTATTAAGCTACTTCCATCCTCTGAAAAAATTATAACTTCATCACCTATCTTGGAAATTGAAGTATTCATTCCGTCTAATTTTTTACTAGATAAACTAGGGAATGAATAATATCTGTCATAAATATTAAGAAAATTCTCTAATGTCTGCGCCTCACCTACTTTGTACCCTCTGACCGGTTTAGCATGTAGATGATACTTGCCAGGAGTAATCTTATCCATCTTGATAGCATCATTGGCTTCATCTGTGCGTTTAGCAACTTCATCAGATTTAATCCTAAGCTTCACTCCAGCAGCTTCAGACATTTTTGCAATTTCAGCATCTTGTATTCGTTCTACAGTCAATCTAAATAGTGGAAGATTATTTGTGAAAGGCCCAACGTAGGAATGTTCGCTTTCAGGCAAGAATGAAATACGTTTTCTGATTTCAGGTGATACCATCCTCGCTATTCTAAACATAATTATTTTTTCTAATTCATCTCTTGTTGGGATAGAGATTAAAATATCGATATCATTTTTAGATCCATCATCCTCATTATTAACTACACCCCCAACAATCCAGCTTATAGGATTAACAGCAACGAACGATTTTATATTATCGATAAAATCTTTAATTCTTATAGAGATTTCAGATAATTGTTCACCAGATGAGTATATCTTTGCCAAATCTTTATCCTCAACAAAAGTCTTTGGTGTCATTGGATACCGAGTAGGTTTTATTTTTTCTTTTTTATATCGTTGTTCAAAGTTATACGCTTCTCGATCCAACGCATGATCTGCTAGTTCATAAGACTCATCTTTTTTTATGAGAATCAAGAATTTATTTAATATTGTTTCGCTACAACCATTTGGATGATTTTTTAAATAACCATCGTATAAATTTCGTAATTTTTGAATTTCCTCTTTAACATTCATAACATTTTTGTCTTTTTTATTAGTTATTGATCAAAATTAACTGTCATAATAAAAAATTCTCTTCCATACATTCCCTCTTTAGAAATAAATACGTTTAATAGTTGTGGGATTGGTGGATATTTATAAACTACAACATAAGCTGGATACCCACACATATATTCAGTACAGCAGAATATCTGCAAGGAATAGCTTATTCCAGATTCAAAATCACTAAGCTCGTAATTTAGAGAGCCATCAGGCTCTACCGCAATTACAATATTTGCATCGAGAAAGGTATCGATATTAGGATCGTACCATGGAGAAAAATTTGGATCTATATGTGAGATAATCTTATATTCAATAACTCCTGTACGAGGAGCGGATGTTAAATGAGTACCAGTAAATATAATTTCTGGAGTTGGTGGGAGAGGCCTTCGATGGATTACAACATGCAAAGGGTTACTGCATAAATCTTTATGACAACTTTGTATTCTAAGATAATAAATTATATTTTCTTCCATTCCGCTAAGATCGAATTTTAATGATCCATCTAATTCTGCCATTACCGTAAAATTTGGATCTATAAATAATGGTGTGTTAGGATCATATCCTGATGACTGCGACTCATCTATATAAGATGTAATCTTATATTCAGTAATTTTTTCTTGAGGTTCAGATTGTAAATATGGTTGGGAATAAATATTTGTACTAATTACCATTATTAGTATTAATATACTTATTGTTGTCGTGATTTTCCATGTCATATGCTTTTCTCCTTTTTTTACTTCAATTCGTTTTTAGATAATATTAAAAATAGCCTCATAAGCTTTATCAAAAGATCCTAAAATATTATTATTCATAATTTCTTTTTCAAAAATATCCTTAATTTTAGACGAAATCTTATAGCTAGTATCTTCGTCGTATTTTTCTAATAAAGCTTTCTTTAAGCATCCAACATTAACCGGATGATGCTGTGATGTATTTTTATAAGTGTTTAAAATCATTCCATAGGTTTTCAATAATCCATTTTCTATTCCTATTGCAAAAGGATCTAATTTTTCGGCAAATAGTTCAGGACGGCCACCTTTGGAAGTATCTTTTTCACTTACTTTTTGTGGCGACCAAGGATATTTCATCACAAACTTTGGATAAATATCTGTTTTAAAATTAAAATCAACAATTCTATTTATTAATTGTTGCTGTATAACATCTGAGATTGAAACAATATCTGCTTCTACCCTTTCTTTTCTAACGTCTGAATGTGCTCTTGATAAAGCATAAGATCCTCTACTGCCTTCTTCAACCGTTTGTGTAGCCCCAAGGAGACACTTTGAGATTTCGCTATTGCATGCCTGGATTAACTCTATAAATGACACAGGGCCAGATCTACTTGCCTCTAAAAATTTAACTTTCATTGTTTCTGGTATTACCAGACAAGTTTCTTTTTGAATACTCTCAAGTATCTCCAGTAATAAATCTTGCTCACCTTTGCTTGCGCCTTCTTGGAATGTTCCAACAGTTACAGGAAAGCTGTACTTATCGAGAAATACCATCCAACTTTTCCAGCCCTCTTTTTTAAACCATGTCTGCCAGTAACATGACTTAAAGGATGATTCCCCATACATTGAACCCTGAGAATTATATGTATATAAAATAAGTTTTTCCCAAGGTATGTTAGTACCTTCTACTCTACTATCATCGTCTACAAAATATACTATCGGAGTCCTATACTTTCTGGCGTTCTTCTCTGTAAATCTCCAAAATTTTTGCTTATGAAATATAAATTCATCAATGCCAAATTTGCCTTTCCATTGCCCTTTATCTATTAATTTCCAAACAATTTCAAGAATTGAAAAGCCCTTGCCAATAGCATCTGCTAATTGCCTAATATTTTCTGAAAATGGGCCTCTTGACTCGTTAATAACATTTAATACAAAATCTCTAATCATTATTGACCCAGCTTCATCATTCGCTGGGTTTAACTCCCAAGGACACAATGAAATAGCTAATTTCCTGGTTTGATAAACAGCGAATAAATGTGAATCACTAGATTCCATGTTATCGTATACCTCAGCACCAAATTTTTTAAGAATTTTGTCCGGATTTTGCATATCGATAAAATCTATCATCGATTGTCTTTCAGATTTATCGTGTTTTGACTGCGAACCGCTTATTAGCCGAGTTGGCGGATTTTTGTTTGCGTTGGTGTCGGCAATCGCTAAGTTTGTATCCACATTATCATCCTCAGTTAGTTTAGTCTGCTTCGTTTTGATATCTGAGAATGAAGACTTATTTTTATTTATCCGTTTTTTAATAAATGATATGAATGACATAAATGGGCTTCCTTTTTTTTCAATTCATTCGATGCATCGACTATGAGTGAATCTAGCTTCTAAAAACTCCGCTTCACTACTAAATAATTTATATAAGACGTCAGTATATGTTTTACCAGAATCCATCGTTTTTAACCTCAATAATCATACTACTTACATAAAATATATATTATTTCAACAATATTCTTTTAAAACATCAAGAACGGATCTGCTTTTGCCAGATGATCTATAAGTATACGTCTGTTTAATAAATTTGTCAGATAAAGCTCCTTCAAGAGCAAGTGCAGTAGAAAATAAAAAATCGTCTTTACTGCCAGCCTCATCAGGTTTATGAACAGATAAAAACGGCCCCCTCATTTCCTGTTCAGCATCTAAAAATTGTTGAGCAAAATATCTTGATTCTTTTGAATTGTCATCATACCATGCAAACTTGGGTGGAGTAGAAGTAATAAACATAGACAAATTTGTGAAAATTTTATCCTGTAGTGGAACACTCATAAACTGAGGATGGACAATTTTCCCGAACTCGGCTTCTATTTGCTCACTTAATGGATCGCCAATATTATTTTTTTCAGGAATAATTCCAGAGAGATTATATCTATGTAAGAATGGCATAATAACCTCAAATTGCTCGGAATATTTTCCACTTAAATTTAAAAGATCGATAATTTTTACATCATTTTGATTATATGCAAGAATAGTTATACATGTATCAGAATTAATCTTACCCCAATCAATGCCGGCGTATAATTTATCTTCATTTTCATATAATCCCCTAATAGAAGTAGATAATTTTTGGAACTCTTCAGGATCTACAAAATTATTTTCAGTGATAAGCCATTCCAAAAGAAAATTCATCCTAAAAAATATATTATCTAAGCCGCCAGGCATAGACAGTAATTGATTTTCAATATAATTTGCGTAACTTGGCGAATATTTCATTACTTCAGTATAAGGTATTTCGATATGTCTATCTGGATAATATCGTTTATTAAAATCAATATCTGTTAAAAATGCGCATTTTTTCCTCCATGGAGTTCCTGTTTCTGAAATTGTGCCGTTGGTCTCTGCTGTAAAAGGTTTTAGTATTTTATATACAGAAAAAGCGCTAAGCATACTTGCCTCATCTATACAAAGTAAATCTGCTCCAGCTCCTTCATTGCTAGCGCTCTCAGATCCGGAAAACGCCATTGCTTTAGATCCATTAGATAATTCAAAATGTTTGGAATTTGATATTGATATTTCTAAACCAAGTTCATCAAGACAATCTCTGAAATGCTTTGTTTTTGCTTGCTGTCTAATTTCATTGAAAGGAATGGAGCTTGTGTCCATTTTCGGACCACAGATAATTGCAACAAAACCATCTTTAAATCTATTTATAGTCGGGAAATCTAAAGCTAAATTAGAGTGAGCCATTTGCGGCAGCAATGCCATCATTCCGGAAAATATGCATTTCAAGAGTTTACTTTTCCCACTTTTCTTTGCCCACAATGATGTCATGCAAATTCCTTCATTAAGAATCAATGACTTAATTATTTTCTGCGCTGCCAGGGTTTGATAAGGTCTAAATGATATAAGATTAAACTTTTCAGTATATTTTATCAATTTTGATATTAATTCATCCAGTTTAATTCCCACTATTAATATTAGCTCCTTTTTTTTCAGAGTTTATATCTAAAATTTTGCATATCGAACTATTTTTTAGCAACTCCTCTTTATTAACAGTTTCATCGCTCAATCTAACAGCTAAATCCAAAAATTGTCTAATTTTGTCTAATACATCAATCGCCTCGGTCATATTTCTAAATGTTCCATCTTTAAGTAAAAACTCAATTGCTTTTCTTCCAGCTTCCTCCAAATTTTTTATGTCCTGCTCATTACAGAAAATAAACTTTGCGTTTATATCAGTGCAAATATTTTTCCTATGCCATACGAACTTTACAGCCCAATCACGTACTGTCATTATGCGCTTAATGTTTAAAGTTTTAGCAATTTTTTCATATGCCATTCCACTTTCAAATAATTTTTTTGCTTCCTCTATAATCTCTTTTGAATATGCCTTATTGTAACGTGCCATAATATTAAATATTATCTTTTAAAGAACTTAGCAAAACCCAAGAGTAATTTTGAGTATTAGTTTCTCCGATTGGTTTTATCTTCGCAAGAATATTGCCAAATTTTCTTTTAACAGCGGTGATTTCGACTTTAAAATATAGTTTACTTGGTCTAAGTCCAACTAACTTTATTTGACCTATTAACTTATCATCTTCGTTCATAATATATTTTATATATAACCCTTTCTAATCTGCTTTTTTTTTATTGTTTCTAAAAATAAAGGATGATAAATAATGACCTCGTAACATATCTATCATCCTTTATTAATTCACAGCTTTTTTTTATTTGATATATAGTAGTCCAGCATGGTAATTATTGCATTAACGAGGATTTATTATTTACATAATCGCATCACAACCTTTCAAAAAGTTATTCACCTCACTACTTAAAAATAAGTGAAAACAGTAATATGATATGATCGATATCGATCATTAAACTATATAAATTTATGCAATATATGTCAACATTAGGGTACAGGTTAGATTATAATAAATTTGACAATTATATATGTCTCTGATATCTCTATACATATAGAGAATTAACTAGAGGATTTTAAGATGAAGAATAAAAAACAGAAGTTTCCTTTGCCAACATTAGATTTAAATCTAAAAAATAAAAATTGTGATATGCCTTATCCTTATTCAATTCCACCTGTAATTTCCCCACAATTTCCGTATCCAAAATCATTATGTGAGTTCGCCGAATCTTGCCAAATCGAAGACTCATTCTCGAATTTTGATGATGATAATGTCATGCAGTGTCAACATGCAACAGAAGTTGGATGTCCTTTATACATTTTAAATTTTAATGAATTTGAGACCTATAGTGAGGTGAAAGATGTCCAATTATTTGAAATTGGTCAACCATATTCTGAACACATTACTTTAGAAATGCTTAAGGAAATAGTAAAGAATTTTTACATTCTTAAAAATTTTCATGAAGTTCCAATGGCTGTACTAGGACATAGCGAGGATCAAAGGTTGCTCAAGAATAGTGGGCTTCCAGCGGCAGGATGGTTAAATAATTTAAGGCAGGTTGGGAAAAGATTAGTAGGGGATTTCAAGGAAGTACCAAAATTAATAGCGCCTTTACTGAAAAATGGCGCTTATAAGAAAAAATCAATCGAACTGTATCCGAATTTCGATTATAATGGCACAGCTCTTAAGACAGTTTTACGAAGGATTGCTTTTTTGGGTTTTGATATTCCAAAGATAAAGGGTCTTGGTGATATACTGGCACGTTATTCGGAAACATCCAAGATTTTCCCAACTGATAATTTAATAACTTTTTATGTGGAGGATTTAAAAATGAAGTTTATTCAAAGATTTAAGTATGCTGGTATCGAATTCAGCGAATCAGATCATTTCAATTTAAATGATACTATTACATTCGGTGAAAAGGTTGGAAAAATAATAGAGCTATCTAACGATACAATAAGTGTTGAATTAGATTCGGAAAATTATTTTCAAGAAGGTGACAGATTTGTTAATGGTGAAGGAGTTACTGGTATCTTTGAGGAAAGTTCACTCCAAAGTCCATATGAAAAAGATTTTGATAGCATCAGTAAAAAAATTATTGAAAGTATTAAGTGCACGAAGGCAAATATTATGGCTGCCGTATTGGCGGCTATAAATAAACGTGAGCTTAGTGACAAAGACAAGGAAATTTTACAGATGGGCTGGCCGGGCATACATGGTAAAGGCTTAAATAAATTCAAGGCAAGCTCGGCTTATCCGTATCCAGCCCCGCAAAAAATGTCAGAGGATGATATGCTTAAACTCAAAAAATTCCAGGAATTTGAAAACGAAAATAAAGTCTTAAAAGCAGAACTTGAAAAACAACAATCTCTCATTGAATTACAGACTACGAGAATTAAGTCAATCGAGGATGATAGATCAAAAGAGCTATCAATTTTGCATCTCGAAGACGTTCAACGTTTTTCAGAGTCTTTAAAAAAGCAGGGTGTTTCTGCTGCTGTATTTGATGAAAGCTCCTTTAGACCTTTCATACTGTCACTTGATTGGAAAAAAGTATTAAAATTTTCAGAAAATAAAGAGCCGACATCTTTCTTTGCTCAATTTAAAGAATTATTTTCTGAAATTATAGGAATGGCAAAAGAGAATAAATTAATAGTTCCATTAACCGCTGTTCCGGCTAGCGATCCAGAAAAAGTTGAGGTTATTGGCTATGATCCTGATGGGGTCGAGTTAGATATCAAAATTAGGAAATATGCAGAAGAAAATAAGACATCTTATGATGAAGCATATTCGATAATTTTAACAGAGGAAGCAAAAAAAAATAGAAAATAAATAAAAGATTATGTCTAGTTATTTATTTTATTCACTTTTAAAATTATAAATAGGAGAAAAATATGAGGCCTTCAATTTCAACTAAACAAAGATTTACTGGTAGCTTTTACTGTGCAGATGATGACACCACATTTGCATCAGGAGCTACAGTTATTCGTCAGTATAGGCCAGTTAAAGACTCATCTTCTGGCGATAATTATGTCACTCCACTTGTAGCAGGTGATACGGCTGGCGTCGTAGCTGTAGGTATAGCCCAGGACGATGCAATATTAGGCGGATCGGTATTAGTAACATTTTTCGGTGTCTCACTTGTTAAGGCTTATGGAGCTGTAACCAGAAACGCTGCTTTAGAAAGTGTTGGAACTGGTACAGGTGATAGTTATGGCTTTGCGGCAGCCGTAGTTGGCGGGGCAACTGGTGAAAATCACCAAACATTGGGAATAGCTCTCGAAGATGCAGTTGATGGGGCTCTGTTTCTTGCTTTAATATGTCCACAGATAACGATGACTGCTGGTTAATTATTGTCATCATTATTAGTTGTGCAGATTATTTGAAAATATAAAACTATAATAAAGGAGTTATCATATGTTTATAACTAAAGCCAATGAGTTTGTAATACATCCTGTCCTACAAAATTTGGCAATCCATTATCCATTAGGTGGATTAGTCGCTCATGAACTTTGTCCGAAGGTTGAGGTAGAAGAGGGTGCTCTTGAGGGCTACTTTTTTACTTTCGATAAATCTAATATTCAATCAGGGCTAGATGATTTAAGAGCATTTGGAGATAGAGCATCTTCCTTTGACTGGAAGTTAAGTAAAGAATCGTATTCTTGCGAAGAGCACTCCAAAGAAAAAGCCATTGATTGGCGTGAATTTAGGAAATGGGCTAAATATCTCGATGTAGCAAAAACTACGCAGGAGGTTGGTCTTGAAATATTATTAACAAATTATGAGACACGAGTTGCTACGCTTTTTACTACAACAGGGAATTATGCTTCGGCATCATATTACACTACATTAACTGGCACTGACCAATGGAGTGATCACGTCAACTCAGACCCTGAAGGAGTAATAGAAACGGCTAGAGAACAGGTTGCTCTTAATTCAGGAGAACCAAATACAATCTGTATTCCTGTCGCTGTGTGGAGAAATATAAGACGACATCCAGCAATTAGAGCAATGCTATTAGAGAGCACTAACGCTCAATTAACAGAAGATGGTTTCCCTGCGAAATTATGGGGAATGAAAGCGGTTTATCCAGGAGCAAGGCACGTATCTTCAATGCCAGGACTCACAGAAGTCCTAGCTCGTATCTGGAGCGACAATGTTTGGGTAGGCGTTGTAAATCCAAGACCTAATCGAAGAACGATGTCTTTCGCTTATACATTAGTTGAGGAAGGGCTAAAGTCTGAAGTATATGAGGATAAACCAGCAAAATCAGACGTTGTAAGAATACAACATCAGGTATCAGATGAAAAAATAGTATGCAGTACAGCAGGATATCTTATTCAGGATGTACTAGCTTAAAATTAAGGGGGTAATTTATATATGCTAATTGCGTTAACGCCTTTTAGATATGGGAAAGGATCTGAACATTGGAATTTTGCGCCAAATGATCCCATAAAAGATGGAATTATTGCAGATGGTGATATTAGCGGACTGATAGCCAAAAAACTAATTATGAATGATGCAACAGAAATGGCTGCTGAAGGACTAAATACGTCAGAGATAGATAATAATAAAGTTAGTAACTCTGGATATGACCATTATTTACAAAGTTCAATTGCCATAGCAAAGGAATTAATATCAGAGGAAAATTCTATTCCAAAATTATTATTTGCTAAATCTGTAGAGGAAAAGCAATCTAATCCGAAAAGAAGAAAAGCGATTTGTGATGCTATTAAGCGCAGGGTTTATGAAATAACAGGAAAGAGAATTCCTTAAAAAACATACAAGGAGGTTCTAAATATATATGAATAAACTAAGAAATTTTTTAATTATTTTTTTAATATTAATCGTTGGTCTATTTTTTGTTCATAATCCTGCTCACTCTAAAGTATATCAACTTTTAAAGAATGGCGGGAATCCTTTATTACAGGGAACAATGAAATCGACAGGCCTCGATTTTCAGTCAACAGAAGGCCAATACGCTGCAACTTTTACCACTGATGTAGATACAGCGGCTTTTTTAAAACTGGCCTTTACTGCTTTAGATGACGATGCCGCAGATACTTTGTATGGTTATTATAATGTATTTACTATACAAAATGATACTACTGCTACTGATACATTTTATGGCAACTATATAAGCTTAATAAATAGTGATACTGACGCAGCAGGTTATGGTATTTATATAGAAGCAAGTGATTCCGGCGCTGGAGATGTGTCAGGTGGATTGAAAATAACTAATTTACAAAGTTCTGCCATTAATATTACAGATGCGATATTAATAGATGCTTCGACTGATGGCACAATAACAGATGCAATAGATGTTTCTGATGCAGAAATCACGAATGCAATTAATATTGGAGCTAATGTTTTGCTTGGCACTACTCCAACATTAAACTTTACCAATTTTGATATT